ATAAAGCCTTCTTCATAGAGATGATACTTAAACTTAACGTCTTTACCTTTATACTCTAAATTATTACTATTGATAATCAATTCGATTTCATCTTTTTCAATAGTATCTAAAACATGCTTAAGTTTTTTAACATCAGGTATATTAAGAACAGTTTCTATATCACAATCAATATCAAAGTTAGTATGCAATATTAACGTACTATCTAAGCTTGAAACTAAAGCAGATATCTGCTTATCTTTAATATCTAAAATAACGCCTTGATCATTTATCTTTGAAATAGCGTCTAAAAACTTTAGAAATTCACCTTTGTTTGTTAATTTTAACTTTTTTTCCATTATCTAATTTTAAACTAATTTCTTTTAGAATCAAATTTTGCTTTTCCAATAGATCAACCATCTTATCGATCTTTGAAGGTTCGGTAAAGTCAAAATCTAATTGATTGTCATTAGATTGTTGTGGTAATTCTTGTAGTACAGGTGCTTGCTGTACCTCTCTCAACTCTTGTGCAGCTTGTTCCGGGCTTACCGGAGCAACTGGCGCCGGGGCAGCTTCTGGTTGAGGTGGAGCTCCTTGTTGTGGAGGAGCTCCTTGTTGAGGCATTTGTACAGTAGGTATTTTTGCTACTGATTCAAACGTTTGTCGTAGTTGATCAGATTTAGGTTGTAAGTTGCCTGATTGACCTACTATCATTTGATCTTGCTTACTCATCTGGCCATATGTCTGGCCAACAAATTGCATTAAGGCTGCTTTAGCCTCTGGTGTCATTGGTTCTTGCATCTTAGAGATCTTTCAAAAGGTCGTCAATATCCTCTTCAACTGAATCATTACCTGCAACTACAGGCTCAGGTTCAGCAGGAGCAGCGGCAGGCTCCGGAGCTGACGTTACTGGAGTTTCAGGAGTATCATCTCCGGTCTTACAGTAATAATGCTCATTAAACATTTCTTTAAGATCGTCATAAGACTTAAGAGTAAATACTTCCGTAAGATCAAATACCCCATCGTAAATATCTTTTTGTTGATCTTCAGACAGCTCTACCTTACCTGCAGAGGTAAATCTAGAAGATACATAAGTAGGAAAGTCACCTTGCTGCTCTACTTTAATCTTAAAGTTAACGCCTTCAGATCCTAAGTCAAAGATACGAGCTCCAAACTCTTCAGCATCTTCTCCTTCAATAGCTTCAGTAATAATTTTTTGAAGCTGCTTACCATAACGAAGAATTTTTACTTTTCCGTTATTATCCGGATTAGAAGGATCGTCGATAACATAAACATTTACCAACCACTTCTCTAAGCGTCGTACAGCGCTCATTTTTTCTTTCTCTTCTTCACTACCGGTACGAAGAACACGAAAACGCTCTTCAGCAATAGGATCACGTTCACCAAACGTTTGCGGACTCAAAGTCTGAACGTATTGACCAGTAGCGTAAGAATTCCATCCATGGTTATAATAATGAAAGAATGTCTTACTTGGATCTTTTGCGAATGGCAAAAGCCTTACAGTATAAGTATTACCTACTTTAGTAGGCATAATCTCATTGAATGTAGCTGACCCCTTATTATCAGAAGTAGCTAGTGCGTCTTTAATTGATTGAAACATTGAACTAGTAAAAGTACTCATGCCATAATTATAATGCCTGTGTACTAAACTTCAACAGCTTTTGTTCTATTATTTTCAGACCTTTTCTTGCTTTATCTTTTAGAGTTTTGGAACTTATAAATTTTACTCTCGTCTTAGAGTAAAGGTCTGCGAAATCAGGTATAAGCCAGTTAAACACTTCCATATCTCCGCTCCTCACAACACTCTCAATATCAAGAGCATGAAGTGTATAGAAATTAATATGATGGTTTTTTAGATGTTTAAATACTTCAGGTGTAGTACCGGAAGTACACGTCTTATACTTTCCGAGAGTTATTTTTTCCGTAATACAGTAATTGTAAATAAACTTTAAACATTCTTTTAGTGTATTAATACTTTCTTCACTGTCGGGATCTTGTACTTGTTTATCTTTACAGTACATAGAATAACATTTTATTGCTCTACGTGTGTTAAAAAACGTTAAATCAAAATAGTTATCCGAACCGTAAACTTTATATGGAGCGATAAAGAAGTCGCTATAGTTTATATGTGTATATTTTGATAAAAGTAAGTTAAGCTTCTTGAGAGCTACTTCATCTTTACTCTCTAAGTTATCAAAATTTTGTCTTAACCGAACTGGCTTATTTTTTGCTTTTCGAGATGCGTATAAAAAACTATTGTATATTGATTTTTCTTTTTCATTGATCATAGTTTAATATTAGAATTCGAATTTAGGAACTTTGTAATATATTTCGACTTAGTAATCGAAGGTTCAAAGTCTATAAATAGTTTAACTACATCAAAGTTAGTTTCAATGGTTAAAAGTTCCTTTAGTATAGCTCTTAACCTCTTTTCTTGTAAAACTAAAATAAAAACATTTTGTAGAGATAGCTTTTTACCTTTTAATAAAGAACAAAAAGTACAAAAGCACATTAGTAAGTGGTCGGTCTCATCTTTGATTAAAGATGAAGATGGTGATTTTGGTGTGTTAGTTGTTAACATGGGGTAAATTGTTTAGTTAGAGTTGCAAACTGTTCCGTTAACTTACCACCGGCTGCTGCTGCGTGCCCTCCCCCATTACAAAGTTTTTGAGCTAGTATACTTACATCAGCATCACAAGATTTAGATCTTCTAAATGATACTGTCTTAGCTTGTGTGTTTACTATAATACTTATATCTGCTTTATGCTTGTTAATTAGATAATGTGCTAATTCATTTATAGCGTAATTTGCAAAAGTTGCTACTACATTATAATTTTTAATTTTACCGGAAAATGTTTCACTAGTTAATTGTTCTTTAAATTTTTTAAAGTATAACTTTATAGCGTTTTTTTCCTGAACAGTAAAGTCTCTTAACCCTGTCTCGAAAGCGTTTATAAAATTTTCAGTTTTAGGAGAATTGAGGTTGTAGTAGATGGCATTTAGTTTTAAACTATCTTTATTTTCAGCATTATACCAATCATATGATTGAATACATTCTATAAGCTCAATTTGCTCTTTCGATAGATGAGTAAGATGAGATTTAAACTTATCGTAAATAAGAGTTGTACTAGAATATACATCTGGGTCTATTATTACTTTAGCTTTTTTATATAAGTCTTTATGTTTAGCATGATTTTTGTGACTATCTATAACTACAACATTTTCTCTATCAATAAGACTTACTTGTTCTGTAGTTAAGTCTAAATCAGCTACGTAAACTCTATCATAATGATCTAATGTATGTAACGCTCCTTTAAATCGTCCTGTTAAAGTAGATTCAGTTACATCTTGAATACTAAAAGCTTTAGCATCTTTATATAACCACTTTAACAATAATGCAGAACCTGCACCATGTAAATCGGTATCTGTCCATACTTGGATATTCACTATTTGTATTTACAAAGAGTTCCTTATTGTGCAAGCCCAGCTAACGCGTTAAGAGTCTCCATGCTATCATCTTCAAAATCAATATCATCTGCCTCTTCAATAGTTAAAGTACTATAGTTAATACGCATAGCTTGCGTATTACCACGGGGACCATACCGATTTTTCATCATTCCAAGCCTTATAATACCTAATTCTCTATCTTCTTCATTTTGATAGATTGAAACAATAACATCAGAAGTAGCAGCTAATCCAATCGATTCAGATATAGTAGCAAGATCAGGGTTATCAGTATCAAAGCCGGCTCTATTTAACTGAGTAGCAGATATAATAGGACATTCAAACAAGTAACTCATTGCACGAACTTGCTCAGTTACATGTTTAATTCTCTCATACGAATTATTACCCATCGTTGAATGCATTAAGTTAAGATAATCTAAAACTATAGCATCTAACTTGATTCCTTGTTCTTGAAACTTCTTTATAAAGCCTTTCAATTGACTAGGAGTAATAGTCGAAGGAGGAAACTCTTTAATAAAAATCTTTCCAGCTTCATCTTTTATAGCTTGCTTAATCGAAGGTGTATTACTAGCTAATTCCTTCATAGGAATTTTAGTTACATTAGTACAAATACGTCTTGCATAAAGCAACTCAGACATTTCAAGGGTAACTAGCAATACATTTTTACCTTGCTTAGCAATATTATGAGCTATGTTACCGAGAAATATTGACTTACCAATATTAGTCTCACCAGCAAATACATACAACGATTTACCTGCTTCAAGGAACCCTCCACCGAGACTTTCATCTAACCATTCCCATTGACTAGGGATATGTCTTTCTACAGAGTTAATATCATCAATTAATACGTCAATATCATTATATAAGTTTAAACCAAGATCAGTTACCAGGTTAATATTACACGATTTTTCAAACTTATCTAATACTACTGATGTATCTACTTTACCATTAGATACATCTTCTGCTACATTTAGCATAGTATGATATACAGCCTTCTCTTTAAGGAACTGTTCCGTATTATCATACAATTCATCCTTATCTAAGTTCTTATCTATATCGTTAAACGATGTTACTAGTTCCTTAAACGACTCTCTCTGTTCATCTGTTACAAGATGAGACTTAATTTCAGTAGTAGTAGGAAGCTTGTTACGCTTTTCAGAAAAATCTCTAATAATAGAAAAAATACTCGCAATAGATTTTTTCTTAAAGTAGTCAGGCTTTACAAAATCAGCTATAGAAGCCAAATATGTACCGTCTGTTAAAGACTTATATATAAGGACATTTTCGAAATAATCTAAGTCCAGTTTACTCACAATAAAATGATATAATATATTATTTTGTTTTCCACTTATTCAAGAACCACTCTTGACCTTTATTAAATTCGCTAGTAAAAGATTGTAAACCAGGAGATTTATGAGTAATGTATATGTCACCAACCCCTAATTTAAATCCTGCTTTATGACATTGCATAGAATAATCTAAATCATAAAAATGCCACTTTGAAGGGCACGATTCATCAAATCTTATCTTTGTAAATACCTCTCTCTTTATAGCCATAAAGACACCATCAAGTAAAACTACACGTTTTGGATATTCACCAAAACAAGTCATGTGCTTTTTATTTTCATCTCCATGAGCTACAGCCCCGTGTAAGTTTCCAGAGTTAAAACCACCACCCATTAAGTGCCATAGTGCAGGTGCTTTCAAACTAACTTCAGTAGTGCCTGCGCAACCAACAACATCAAATTTTTTAAACAGTCTATTAAGTCTTTCCTCAGAAAAATTTTCTAAAATAACATCATCATGAACTAATACTAAATTTTGTACATGTTCCTGTAAAGCAAAATCTATAGCTTTGTTATATATCTTCTGTAATGAGTCTTTATTGTTTTGTTTAAAGATAACAGAAGAGTTTTCACTAGTCTGCCAAAGTAAAGTATCGATATCTCTACCTGCAGTAGCTGAAAATATCATAGTATCAATCATATAAAAGAAAATGGAGAGTCATGCTCAAACGTACCGACTTTATTCCATCGTTTAGTTTTTTCGTTTAGACGTACTATCACTCCTTCCGGAAGCTCTTGTAATGAACTACCGTTTATAGTAGAATAGTCACCTTTATTATTGTAATGAAGTATAGATCCTGAACGAGCAAGGAACACTTCACTAGTATCACAAAATACAATACTTAAAGCGTACGTACCTGCAAGAAGCTCTAATGTCTTTTTAATAATTTTAACAGGGTTAGGTAGTACTTTGCCTTTATCGTGTTCCTTTTGCGTAAAGTGTTCCAATAGATTAACTATAACAGCAGTATCTACATTATTTTCAAGATACTTACAGTATTGTTTCTTAAGCTTTTTATGATTAGTTAGAACTCCATTATGAGAAACTAACCAAGAAAGAGATTCGAAAGGATGCGAGGTATCATATCCCCATTTTCTAGTAGATGAAGTAGGTGCCTGTACGTGACCGAGATAATACCTACTTAATGGTTGATGTGTATACTTATCAAAGTCTATATCACCTTGTTTCTTTTTAATAAATTGATCGTCTTCTGATAAGCTAATTATACTACTTGCAAAATTACCTCTTTGCTTGTTTGCTTCATACAAAACTTCAAACATAGAAGAGTCAAAAGAACCAAATATCGCGCACATATACTATATTATATTAGCTTACGCAATTATCAATCTTCCCAATCAAACTTAAATCCTTCTTCCCACATATATGAGTTATCAACATACCTGCTCATTGGACCATCAGGTCCTTCAGCTCTGATTCGTTCGCTAATTCTACGATTACGAAGAACCCAAGGTGAAGGCTCGCTAATGCTTTCTCTATGATCTTTATCGATTCGCCAAAAGAAGTCAATAGTTCCATAACGTTTATCTTTTGCAAGACAATTATCTGGGTAGTCAACACCATCAATTGTATACCATTTTTTCTTCTTCTTTTTAGTTTTTTCAATGCCTAAATCCTTTAAAGTTTTTCTTCCTAAGCCTTTTACTTTAAAGAGATCATCATTTTTTCTAAAAGGTCTAAAGCCTACGATACGTTTAGCTGTAGTTCTACCAACACCTGGTATTTTACATAGCTCTTTTTCTGTCATTTCGTTAAAATCCTTATAATTTAGCTTCATAGGTATAAATATATTATATGAGTTCCTTTGATTACACCGATAATTTTAATGGCTTTAATGATTTAATCAACAGAGCAGACTTTCTTACAGAAGCTAAGATTGGAAAAGCACATCCTTCATTTGGAGGCTTAGCCAAGAGGATAAAGCAAGAGGTTGGAAAAGGTTTTCCACGAGATGTAAGAATGCTTATAAAGACAGTATTATATTACCTAGATATTTTTAATGATGAAGATCTAGATACATTAAAAGCAGCTGGAGGAGCGGCGTCTAGTAGCTATAGGCTAGCGTTAGAAGGTTTATTAGACAAATACCAAGATGAAATTAAAAGTAGAGCGGATGAAATTACAGATAAACTTGAAGAAGAATTTGTTAAATTTGTTAATGAACAAAAATTAAAAGTAGGAGCAGATAGAAAAGCTGCGTATGAGGCAGAAGCTGAGGCTAAAGCTGCAGCTAAGCGTATAGAAAAGGAAATTGAAGGAGGAGGTGATATTGTAGATGTGGTGGATGATGCTGTAGGTGAACTTGAGCAGAGTACAGCTGATGCGTTTGAAACTCTTAGAGCAGCTAAAGAAGATCCAACTACATTTATTGAAATAAAAATTAGAGATGCTGATAAAGCTTCTGATGTAAGTAACATTGTTACTAAATATGCTAATGAAGATGGTGTAGAAGTATCAGGTAATACGGTACAATTTTCAGTCGATCCAGATACACCGTTAGCTAATGCAGTAGCTACACACGGAGTAGATAAAATTGAAGCAGCTCTTAAAAGAGATGTGGACGCTATCAGTGATAGTGTAGTTGTAGTTATGGCACCAGAAGAAGATTACGAGCGTATGGATGATGAGGAAATGGGATATGGTCTAGATGAGCCAGGTGGTGTTCCAGGTAGTTATGCTATGGGTGAAGAAGGTGGTGGAATTACAGAAGTTGAAGATAACGAAGTAGAGGATGCAGAAGATGGAATAACGCAAAAGCCTTACATATCAATGTATACTGATGATGATGGAAGAAAAGTATATGATGTGTTAGATAAGCACGGTAAGTCTGCTTATAAGTCTTATTATAAGAAAGTAGCAGAGCATTGGTTAAGAGAGTACTACGATATTATGATGAGAGAAGATGAAGAAGATAACGAGCTTGATCACTTCTTAACTAAAGAGCAGCCAGAAGATAAGATCCCGGCTGATTATGAAGATGTGTTAGCTGCTCTTGTTGATGATGATAAAAAGAAACATGCTATAAAAAGGCTCTATGGAGATGATGATGACCCAGGTCATATTGACGATATGCGCGCGGAGTATCCGCCAGATCCATTTGGCGGTGGGTATGAGGATGAAGAAGGTGTAGATCCGGGTATTGAAAACCAACATTTACTTCACCGTTCAGAGCGAGCCGCATTAAGACAAGGTGCACAATTACCTGAACTACCAGTAGTAAATAATATTGATGAAGCGATCAATACATTAACTAGCGCTGGATCGCGTTTTGGTGGACCAGAGGGTTCAGCTGTAACGGGAGAAAATAATGCTGTAAAATGGGTTACACGTGTATTAATGTACAATAATATTGAAGTACCGGACGCTGCAACTATTAAGTCTAGGCTGCCAGGTAGTAGTACTAACCTTATACGTCGCTCTTTGGAAGTAGACGAGGAGGACTTTAACTACAGCCCAATGCTCGACTCTTATAAGACTAGTACTGCAAATTATCTTACTGAGCAAGTTGCTTCTGATAAGCGTAATAAAAAGACTGAGACTAAGAATCAGTCCTTTAAAGAAAAGTATAAGCCAAAGACATCTTGGCAGTTAGAAGAACTTAGACGCTACGGTCTTTAAGCGCATTCTCTACAATTATTTTCTTCGTATAGCTTATTCAACTTTTCTTGTTGAATATAAGTAATAGGATCTTTATAACCAGCGTCAACAAACCCCTTTACTCTCATACTACTTGATGGTGTAGTTGCGTCTGCAATCAAATGATATCCTTTACCGTTCTTTTCTACCTTACCATCAGAATAACAAGTCCAAGTATCTTTAAATTTAACTCCAAGTCTAATACCTTCTTTGATGATATCTGCTTTAGACATATCTAATAAAGGAGCTTCAATTTCAATTCTATTTTCTCTGTTTAGTTCTGTAACTTTATTAACAACATCTACAAACTCTTCACTACCATCCCAGTAACCAGCTAACGAATCAACTTGTGCAGCACCATACCATACAGTATCAGCATCTACTCCTTCAGCATATGAAGAGCAAATAGATAAAAACATTAGGTTACGAAAAGGTACATAAGATACAGGTTGTGCATCACCAGCCATATCACTAATGTTAGGATTATCGATATCGGTATTAGTTAAAGATGATGTAGGGGCAATATCTTTGATATACTTAACATCCAAAACTTTATTAGTCACCTTTATATTCATCCAAGCATTAAACTGCTCATTAAAGTTTTTAATTTGCTTATCAACGCAAGCAAGTTCACGTTTATGTCTTTGACCATAGTCAAAGGTTACCGTATGTATTTCTTCATAGCCTCTATCTTGTGCCATATACAACAGCACAGATGAGTCCATTCCGCCACTAAGAGTTAGTACTAATTTTTTCTTCATTTATTAAATCTTCTAATCCACCAACTTCTTCAGGTGGTTCTTCTTCTTTATTACTATATGTCCATTCCTGGCTTATACGTTCTTCTACTTTAGGTAAAATAGTTTCTTCCCAAAGCTTAACGTCTTTTCTCCAATTCTTATAATAACCTAACTTAGTACCATCTTCAAGCTGATAAGTAGCTCCAGTTTGAATTACTGCACCAACACCAACGGCTAAGTCAACTAATCCATAGTATCTATCCAAACCAGAAGAGAAAGAAAGATACATTTCACCTTCTAAGTATTGTTTAATAAATCTATTCTTACGAGTTAACGCTCTAATTATAATACCGGAGTATTTTTTCTGACCTACTGCAAGCTCACCATCTACAGTCTTACCTCCATCATCTTTCATAGGCTTACGAGCTAACTGCACTGTTACCGAGGGTAAATAGATACAAGACTTACCACCAGGCATATTCTTTTCAATAGAAGGAAAGAGAGCTGCGGGATCATCATAAACATGATTAGTGCACAAGATAGTAGTTTGAGTTACTGAGCCTAAATTAGTACAAGTCTGCATTAGCGTCTTCATAGCTCGAGCTTTAGTACCCATATCTGATGAAGTACTGTCTTTACTCATACGAGTTAGTTCTAATTCAGACTGTAAGTTAGCGAGAGAGTCAATAGCTACAATAAATTTACCTTCAAGACCCTTCTCCTTTACAGAAGTGAGAAATTTATACAAAGAGTTTCTAGCTTGTTCAATACTAGTACAAGGTACGTATTTTACTTTACTAATATCAAGACCAAGTCTTTCAGCACCTTCAGGATCAATAGCATTTTCAGTATCAAATATAACAGGAATAAGTCCTTCTTCTTGAGCTTTAGCTAAAATCTTTTGAACAAACAACGACTTACCGGTCATTGATTCACCAGCAAGCATAGTTACTCTACCTTTAGGAATACCACCATTAATTGATCCAGAAATAATAGCATTCAGTACATAAGACCCTGTATCAATCCACTCACCTACATGACTTAAAGTATTGTTATCAAGGTAAGTAGCGAAAGGGTTAACTTTATCAATAGCGTCTAAAGCGCTAGCAACATCTTTATCCATATATAAGATTATAAGATATAAATCTTTAAGTTCAATAAAAAAAGCCCCTTTCGGGGCTTTTAAAAAGGTGGGTGAGAGGATTTTCTGGTTACCTCCAACTTTCAGCTAGGCAAGATGCAGTTTCATCTTTTAAACCTACTTGTGCCCCGCATTATACACTTAATAGTCAGTCGACCCTCCATGT